CACTTGCGCCGACGACTTCTATCTGCTCGCTCAAACCGTGACCGACACGACAAGTCTTTCTAAAGAGCTCAGCGGTGCGCGAATCAGCGCCGTGCTTGATCTGCCCGAGGTCAACTATCCGTCCGGAGCGGCCCGTTCAATCGCGACCGGGACCGTCGAAATCGGCGGCGGCGGCGACTACAACCTTGAGCTCGGCCAGGTCGTCCTTGACTATCTGCAGCAGGTCAACAACGCAGAACAAGGGCGCCTGTTCATTGACCGCGAAGGCGTGCTCGTCTTTCAGAATCGGGTCGGCGCGACCCTGTCCTCGCCTGTTGCAAATTTTCTTGATGACGGCACGGAATATCCCTATCGGAACGTCGACATCTCGTTCGGAGCCGACAAAGTCGTCAACCTCGTTTACGTCTCCACACTCAACAACAAGTCTGGCACCGCATCCGACGCTGGAAGCCAAGCCGAATATTTCATCCAGTCGATAGCGATTACCGGATCAATACTTGACACCGACACAGCCGCCCAAGATCTCGCCGACTATCTACTCAGCCCTCAGCCAGAAGCCACGTTCACCGCGGTCGAAGTCGCGTTTGCGCAACTGACCGACGCTCAACGTGACGTTGTCGCCACCATTGATGTCGGTAACACCATTTCCATTCAGAAACAGTTCATCAACGGCGACACGCTCAGCGCCATCTCGCAAGAACTTGCGGTTGAAGGCGTCGAACATTACATCGACACCGCCGGCGGTCATGTTGCCCGTTTCTACACAAGCCCCACCACCATCGTCTATCAGCTCATCCTCGACGATCCCGTCTATGGTGTGCTCGACGCCCTCAATGTTCTAGGATAAGGAGCACCTATGGGAGCCAACGCCCAAACCTCTGTACCGGCTTTCACCTCAGGTCAGGTGTTGACCGCCGCGCAGGTCACTCAGATCAACACCGGCATCCCCGTCTTTGCATCATCCACCGAGCGTGACGCCGCGTTCGGCGGTACCGGCGAAAAGACGCTGGCCGAAGGCCAGATGGCTTACCTCGAGGACACGAACGAGACCCAGTATTACGACGGCGCCGCCTGGGCCGCGATTGGCGGCGGCGGCGGCATTTTGCAGGTGCAATCCACCGTGAAAACCGATTCGTTTTCAACTTCTGCTAACGGCCCTGTCGACATTACTGGCCTGTCCGTTTCGATCACACCTACCGACGCCAGCTCGACGATTCTGGTAATGGTCAGCGTGCCGACAACTGGTGGCGGTGGCGTCAAACAGATTTGGATCAAACGCGACACCACCGACATCTTCACGACCGCGAACTCCAACGTGTTCCAATGGACAGTCCAAGACGCGACCGATCCGGCGACCTTCACGATTCAAGGTATTGATTCGCCGGCGACTACGTCAGCGACCACCTACAAGGTACAAATCGGCACCTCCGGCGCCAACACCGTCCGAGTTGGTATCGACAGCGGAGGCCGCACCGATTACATGGCGTCAAGCATCACCGTGATGGAGATCGCATAATGACCGATTATTCCGCCGTCCTCACCGCCAACTATCCAGGCGCCCAATGGTCGATCAACGCCAACGACTACGACAGCCTTGACTGGATCGGTCCAGGCGACAAGCCGACCCAGGCCGAGCTCGACGCCGCATGGCCGACCGTTGATTACAGCAACCAGTACGCCGCGGTCGAGAACGCCCGCCGCGCCGATTACGAAGCCACAAGCGACCCGCTGTTCTTCGAATGGCAACGCGGCGACGGAACCGAACAAGCCTGGCTTGACGCCGTCGCAGCTGTCAAAGCCGCCCACCCGTACCCGCCAGAACCGTGATCGTGCGACGCGACGAAATCTCGACTTTCTGTGTTTCGATCGGTTTCACAATTGTGCTTTGCTGGCTTTACTACCTAACAGGACGATCATGAACATCGCAAACCCGTCGAAAGCCATGATCGCCCTCGTCGCCCTGGTATGTGTCACGCTTCTGCTCATGACTGATTCAATCTCGAACGAGGCTGGCACCGGTCTGATTGGCATGATTGCCGGCTACGCCGTCGGCAACGGCATCGCCGCCCGACGCGGCGACGAAGTGACCCCGATCATCGGAAAGAAGCCTTGAGATACCACAGTTGGCAACGGGACACGCCACGCCACCCGTTTGACACCTGCTCACCGAACCTGCGCCAGATCCGCAAGTACCTCGAAGAACGCTGGGGATTCTGGAACCTTGGCTGTTATGGACGCCGGCCGATCCGCGGCGGCACCGCCTGGTCATCGCACGCTTTCGGCGCAGCTCAGGATCTCAGCTACCGCCGCGACGACGGCCACCCGACCGCACCATCCCGCGAATGCGTCGAACAAGACGTCATTCCCTGGCTCATCGAGCACCACGAAGTGCTCGGCATCCAGCGCATTCACGACTACTTGGCCAAGCGTTACTGGGAAGTAGGCCGCGGCTGGATCGGCCGTCCGCCTGGAGCACAAAACGATCACCTGCATATCGAGGTCACTCCCGACACTTGGACTTGGGCGTCACCGATTTCGGAGCGCATCGTGTCCGGCCCGCCACAGACCACTCAGCCGGCACCGGTGCCTTCGTACCCTGGGCAGTCAGTCCGCAAAGGATCGAAAGCTAAGGACCGCGTCAAACTGATCCAGCGCGAGCTCAAGATGCTCGGCTACAACGTCGGCCCCGTCGATGGAATCTTCGGCGCTAAGACCGACGCAGCTGTCAAAGCCTTCCAAACCGACCAAGCCCTCAAAGCAGACGGCATTGTCGGACCTAAGACTTGGAAGGCTTTGTTCAACTAGCACACACAGGAGGCAACTGTGCCAGACATGTCAGACTTCGAAGCCGCACGCCCCAAGCCGGCAACCCCGAAGATCGAGAAGATCCTCGAGGAGCTCGACAGCGAACGATCCGAAGCGCTTCACGCCGCGCTCATGGATCTCAGCTACAGCACGCCGACCATCAAAGCGGTGTTGACAAAGTGGGGATACGAGCTCTCCGAGTATCCGATCGCACAATGGCGACGGGCTAATGCTCGATGACTTTGACCAGGAAGTAGAGCTGCAGGAGCTCCGCGACGCCCTTGTCAGACAGCAACGGGCCACTCGCAAAGCGCACGCCAAGTCAGAAGCAATCGTCGAGGCCGTTTATCAGGCGGCGAAGGATGCGGCCGTCACACTTGGACGCGCACCGAGCGTTCCCAAACCTAAAACGGACCCGCGCCGCAAAAACCCTGAAGTCGCGCTAATCCATGCGACCGATTGGCAGCTCGGCAAGCAGACGTCCGACTACGACATCGAGACCTGCCGGAAACGCATCCACCGGTTCGCTGAGAAGATCGGGACGATGACCGAGATCCAGCGGGCCGATCATCCCGTCAAAGAAGCTCATGTCATGTTTGGCGGCGACATGGTCGAAGGCTTAGGCATCTTCCCAGGGCAACCGTACGAAGTCGAAGCACACCTATTCGAGCAACTGTTCGCCACCGCCGGCCTCATGGAAGATTTCGTGCGCCGGATGCTCGCCATGTTCGAGCACGTTTCGGTCACCTGCGAATACGGAAACCACGGCCGGCTCGGCCGCAAAGGCGACATGCCAGGAGCCGACAACATTGACCGCGTGGCTTACAAGATTGCCGGCGACCGGCTCGAGGACGACCGCGTCACCTGGCACACCTCGCCGGCTTGGTACCAGATCGTCAAGATCGGTAACTACGGCGCTTTGCTGGTGCATGGCGACGAAATCAAATCGTTTGGTGGCAATACGCCAGCGTTCGGCATTCTGCGCAAGTGCAACCAATGGTCGACCGGCGTGATCCCCGAGCAGTTTTCCGACGTTTACATGGGCCACTTTCACACGCCGATGACATTGACGATGGCGAACGGCGGCCAGATCTACGTCACCGGTTCGCCAGAATCGGAGAATGTGTACGCCAAAGAGTTCATGGCCGCGACCGGCCATCCGAGCCAGCGTCTGCATTACGTCGACCCAGAGGCCGGCCGCGTCACGGCATCCTATCTGGTATGGCTTGACTAGCCTGCGGAAAATCCGCATAATGTCTTCATCGGACCCCGACCCGATATGGAGGACAAAATGAAGACACTGTTATGGATCGCTGTGCTGGCGATCATTCCTGTCAACTGCGACCCGTTGGAAATGCCGACAGAGGCCGCGGAATACCAGCGCGACATCGACACCGCGAAGTGTGAGCAATGGTTCGGACACGCGCTAGCGATGGGCTGGGAGATCGACGACCTGCCCGTACTCGATGAGGTGATGTGGCGCGAGTCCCGTTGTGAACCGACACAAGTGTCAGACACCGGCGACCACGGCCTGACACAAGTCAAC